GGATGATGATATGGGATGTGTAAATCTGAAATGCAAAGAATTGATTTATAACTCATACAATTAATACTTGTACTTGTTTTTTTAATATTTGTAAAGTGCTAGACCCTAGCAGAGAGCAAAATCATAATTACATATCCCATAGCAGTAATTAATGAGCCTGTGCAAATTAATAAAATTTTTTCTAATCGTTTAACTTTATCTTCTATTGCGTGGATTTTATCATGCGTTAATTTTTGCATAATACGACAAAGTTTTTCGTGAGATTCTATTTTCTGTAATGCGTTTGCTTTAGCCATTATTTTTTTCGCTTTCTTCTTAGGTCTGTATCATGTTTTCTACTTCCACGCAAAAAACTATTTACTCTACCCATAGACCAAGAAGCCATTGATGTACGAGGTCTTGACCCTGAAGATAAAAAAGCACCTTGACCTCTACGATATACTTTTTTTAACTGTCCTAATGTAATATTTTTTCTATTCTTTGCTTTTGCTCTAAGAGTTGAAATAACTCTAGCAGATAATGGTTTTCTTCTAACTGCCATTACTTTACTCTTGCTTTAAACATTGATCTTGGAATAGTAGCACCAGCTTTATATAGACCTGACATTTGTTTCAATAGCTTTGCTCTTGACCCTCGTTTTTTACCTTTTAATCCTGATAAATATTTTTTAGGTATTTTAGTCTTTTTATCTCGTGCTACTTTTCTCATTACTTCTTCTTCTTTTTTTTACTCATTTTATTTTTCTTAGCTGGTCTGCCTCTTTTAGACCCATAAGTTCCTTTTCCTCTTGGCAT